GATTCTGCTTCAGCTTCTTGTGCTTCTCGCACCGAAGTCACAATCTGATTTGAAAACGCATCTTTAGCAACATTCAACTGATCAAGTTGGAATTGCAAGTTTTGCATTTTTCCCTGAATATCCTGCACTTGAGCCACCAAATACTTTTGGGTATCGGTTAGTTGCTCTTCAGTGTATTCTGTACCATCAATAGTAATCATACTAAACTCCTTAAGGTTTGTAGTAAACAAATACGGGTTCATATTTAGTAATATTCCCGTTTATTTTGCAACTATTTTTCATAGTTGCTTCGCCAGTTTCGGAATCTATTCGATTCGCGCCTGGCATTCTAGCAAGAGCCATTTTAAGAACACCTTTATAGGTCATTCCTAAACCCTCCAGAATTTCTCTGCTATCGTTTTCTAACGGTAGCATATTTTTTCCGAGTTTTATATCTGCAATATTCCACAGCAAATACCTATCGTTACGCAAATACTCAACCGCAGTTTTTAGTGTTTGTTTTAAAAATCCGTCACGCCATACTTCATATGTATCAAACTTCTTGTAGGACTGCTCATCATCTTCAGAGTACGCTTCCTTTGAAAAGTAAGGAGGCGAAGTAAATACCATATCCAACTCACCCTTATGTTTCTGGAAGTCTGGATTTTCACCAATAACTTCTGAACCCAACTGATAGATTTCGTGTGTATGAGACTTCTTAAACAAGACAGCTTCGTTCTTAGTCTCATTATAGAATCTAGCAACATCATGGTATTTAGTACTCAAACTTCCGTCAGGCAAAGTAATCGTATGGTCTTTATTTGGATCGGTTCCAATATAGTGTATCTTGTGAGGAGACCTAACTGACATAGCTCCTAACAATCTCCCACCCCACCCAGCAGACGGGTCATAAATCTTAATCGTATCTTGATTCTCAATGTGCTTTGTGTACTTTTCATACAAATACTTTGCCGTCATAGGTGGAAAGTTTACCGCATACTGACACCAAGAAACTCGGAACGCTCGGTATCCGGCAGGGAAAAGTTTCTGCCCCTTCTCATAAAAACGAATCGTATATATGAATCCTTCTTTGTCTTCATAATCAATGTTGGTTTTGCACGACTCGGGTATATTATACTCTAAAAGTTGCTCCTTTGTCAATAGTAAAAACTCAACTTTATTAATCTTTTCGTTATACCCAGAGTAGTCAATACCTTTCTTGTGTTCGATCCAGTAATCGTGTGTGCCGTACTGTCGGGCTTTACTCTCAAACCATTCAACAAAACTCTTGACATCGGTTAGTGTGTGCCTCACACTACCCACCACGATTTCCTCACCAACCATCATAGTACGAGAATGCTGATAGAACGAATCTCGCTTGAAATGTCGGCGCGCATACTTTATTGTTTTTTCTAACAACTCATCCTTGGCAAAGTGATCGTAGATTGATAACCCCACATCTTTTTCACTATAGTTTATTCGCGTCTTCATCATGGTAGGAAACCATTGGTTCACGGCATTACCTAACCCAGAATGATTTCTAATGATATCAGACTCACCAGTAAGTTCGTCAATAGTCTCGAACTCGTGTACAGGATATCCAGCCATTTTCTTAAACTGTTTTTTGATGTCCTCCTCATCTTTACCAACTCTAGGAGGATTGCCATAGTCATCCCAAATTTGAGCAACGGTTTTTCGCAACTCAATAAACCAATCACGAAATTCTTGATCAGACATCCACAGAATTTCGTCAAAAGTTTTGTTCACCTTATGATCGATTAAGTGGTTGTTCTTTTCGTAAAAATATTTCATAAAACCTGTTCCAACTCTGTCCCACAGTTGTGTAAGAAATGCTTACCAGAACCCTTATTTGCATTATACTCTTCATCATAATATACTTTTCGAATCCCACTCTGATGAATCAACTTGGCACATTCGATGCAGGGTATATGAGTCGTGAATAATATAGCATCCTTGCACGACTCAGAACTCTGCGCAACTTTAGCAATAGCATTAGCCTCTGCGTGAAGCACTTCTGGTTTGGAAACATATGTCACATAAGTGTCGTGATCCTCTTCGGGGATGTCATTTATGCTGCCCGCCCAGCTGGGCAGAACTTGCAACTCACAGTCATTATCCCAACCGGAAGGCATACCATTATACCCAATGCTGATAATCCTATCATCCTTAACAATGATAGCACCAACTTTAGCTCTCTTGGCGTAGCTCATCTCAGCGAAAGTTTTTGCAACTTTCATATACGCAACAATAAATTTATTCTTCATAGTATTCCAAAGCTTCTTTAACGAACTCACTATCAGGACCATAGTTGGATCGATTATCGTGCCATTCCATATTCATAGCCCCGACTTTGGCATAGTAACCTTTACCCACAGTATCACAAAAATCTAGGTCCGGTTCCACTTGCTTACCATCATAGTAGTACTCATCAATGATCTCAGCCAGATCCGTTTCGACAGTACCGATACACAACTTAGCAGGGTCAAAGTCACCTTCAGTCTCAATATAAACCTCACCAAACCCACCCTTCTCCTCACTAAAGAAATGAAGCACCGGTTGCAGTTCTGGTGTGATTGGTGCAGGTGCACCTTCTGGGCGTGCATCATGAGCACTGATATCATACAAATATGCTTCACGGGCATACAGACCATTGTATCTAAATCGCCCTACTTCGGCAATCTCCTCGTCTTCAGAATTTACTTCGAAAACATCATATTCATTATCAGCAAAAGGTCCGCTAATATGTTCGATATCATCAATGTCATGCCATGCTAAATCAGAATCCCAGCCATCAAAATTCTCGATAATAACATCTTCATCTGCATACTTTAAATTATCAAAAAGTTCTTGAGAAATCCTACCAATAGTAAGTTCACCACCATACCGCCCAGTATAAATCTTAAATCTTCGCATAATATAATCTCCAGTTGAATGCATATTATAACACAGTTTTTCCTAAAAAGCAACATTCCAATACAAAATATTTTGTGGTTTATCGTGAGTCTCGTAATAATCCATCATAGGCTTCCAACCTTTAGCATCGTAGGTAGGAGCTGAAGGAAACGGGGGCATCTCCTTTTCCTTGACAGGACGATCAAATTTATAAGGGGAAATATGGTGAATTGCTCTACCTATTTCATTCTCCTTCATTGTATGCCCAACTTGAACAACATGGATTTCTGCATCAGGAAACGCCAACTGCAATCCCCTGCTAAGAGTACCGGACGATCCTACAGACCACACCGCGTCTGGTTTGATAGGTAAATCCTGAGCGACTTTTATGATGGAAGCCAGAACAGTTTCGTGTTCCAATCCAAGGGGTAGAACTCGGCGTGTAGATGGAGACTTTTCTACATACTTACGCGCATGGGATTGTGTAACATTGAGCATTCCCATCTTAACCCAGTGATATTCAGCACCGAGTTCTATCCCCCGCTTCTGGTAGTTGTGGAGTTTGTCCATACTCCTCTCTGCCATAAACAAAACTGCTTTCTTACCATACTTAGAACATACTACAGGCAAACTTATCTGTGCATATCCAGTTGCGGGGCAAGACCCAAACACCCACTCTTCCACATCTCTGTTTTCTTCTGCGTGACCAACAAAATAATCAATAAATCTAATCTTACTACCATAGTTTAGTAAGTCATCACGCACTACAGATACGCCATCATATTCCTCTATCACAGGCGCGGGGTTTGGATCTTGCCAACCAGCAAGCAACTTTAAATAATCATCAACCAATAAGTTTTCCATATAAAGATTCCTTAGTCACAACATCAACAACTAAATGTATTCGGTCTTCGGAACCGAAGTTCACTGCTTTGTGAGGCTTCCTCGTATCAAGAAACCAACACTCACCAACACTCATACTAACATTCTGTTCTACTCCATCAGTATCCCAGACTGTAAACATAACCATATCATTTGTTACGATAGGAAAATGTAATCGTGCCAACTTCCCCAAAGAGCCACCAGAATCGGGGTCAACTTGATCCGTATGGCGACTCAATTCACCAGACTTAGGTTTCAATAACATAAATCTGACACGATGAACATCATCACCGTAAGGTTCTATCAGATCCCTCACTTCAGGGAACAGATTATATAATACACTATCTTGTAGGGTAAAGTCAATACCTACGTGATCTTTTTTCCACGCATCCGACATCTCGGAAGGTTTAGTGATAAACGCAGGGTCATCGGTGTATCCGCGCAAAGATAATGCAGACCAAGACTTTCCTTTGTTATAGTTGCTATAATGATTTGTAAACTCGGGTAGTTTGTCCAGTTTAGATCGTATCGACTCAATTAAATCCCCATCAACATTATCAACTTTTTTGATACCAACAAACTCAACAGGGTCTATCTCAGGAAACTCTCTCGACTCGCCCCGATAATATATCTTATAGATTTCTCCGTATGAAGTAATCTTAGGTCCAACTTCACAAAACCCACATTCCTTCGCCAACTCAACGTGCGAATTATTTTCTGCCCACACGTATAGCCAACAGTCTGCAGTGTACTCATTAATTTTATTTTTCAGTGTAGAAATGTTACCCGACAACTTTGATATAGTAATATCACCGGATAGCTTCTCACCCAGCACAGTATTACCATACACCTTGATCTTAGACTTAGCTTTAGACTCGGCAACTTCCAAACGCGCATCATCTAATAATATCAGCCTGTTCTTGTGTAAAGACTCCGCAATGTTATTTTTCTTGTACTTAGCAAAAGGCGATAAAGTATACTGATTGTAGTCATCAAACAATTTTTCTATATCTTTTAGATAATCTAGATCGTACCCATGCTGCCACGCTTTCATTGCTCTACCATCCGAGAAAAATTATTGTGCTTTTCGAACTTCATAACATCAGCAAACTTGTCTTGCAGGATATCACCCTTATGGCTAATAACAAATAGATTAGTCGCTTCTAGCATATTGAGAAGTTTCATAAGATCCTCTGTTCCATTATTATCGAGAGAAGAATCAAAGACTTCATCCAAAAGCAAAATATTTGTGCTAGCTGAGTTCTTGAGTTTTGCAATGGTTCTCCAAGTCAGCATTAGTGCCATATCAATCCGCTGTTTCTCACCCTCAGAGAAGGAAGAATACGAAAAGTCATCGCGGTGCCTAGACTTGATAGTTTCTTTGAACGCTTCGTCAAGATTGAAGTTCACGAAGAAATCCATAGACGCCAAATACTTATTCACCAACTTGTTTATAATCGGAATGTATTGTTTGATGATTCTAGTTTTAATTCCAGTATCCTTGAGCAAGGTAGATGCAATCTCCTGATGATGTTTTTCATCGAGCATTATGCGGATATTATCCTCGATATCAAGCAGTTCCTGTTCGTATTTGGCAAGCTTTTCTTGCTGCTCTTTGATGTTATTTTTAGCCGATTCTGATCTAGAAATTTCGTGTTGTAGTGAACCAATATATTTCTGGGATGCCGTGTTTTCGCTCTGTAGACTAACAATTCGTTTTTGTAAATTGTCGATTTTATTCATAGATTCATTGATAGACTCCATACGCTCTTTCAGAGACTTATGCTTGCACTTCAGTTCTGACAAACCTTCGCTCACCTGAATCTTTTTATTTGCCCGCTCAGAAAGCACACTAGACTTAAAAACACCGTCTATATCCTGCTTGCAAGTAGGGCACTCATCGTTACCCTCATAAAAAGAAATTTCACTATCAATTTTCTTGACGGTACGGCTTAGATCTTTACGAACATCTTCTAGTTTTTTTAGTTTATCGGAAACCGACGAGGCGACTTTTACGTCTTCTTGCAGTGAGTTACGAGCAGACTCCAAACTATCAAGATCATCTTTGCGCTTTTCTATCTGAATCTGCTCATCATCAATTTGTTCTTGCAGAACAGCAACCTTTTCTTTGTTATCTCTCGTGATATCATCGATATATTGCTTGTGTACATCAATCTTTTCTTCAACAGAATCTGATTTATATTTTGTGTTAGACACCTCGTTTTTTAGTTTTAAGTGTCTTTCCTTCAGTAAGGAATTCATAGTGGTAAAGATTCGAATGTCCAGCAAATCTTCAATAATAGATCTACGGTCAGCCGCAGACAACTGCATAAAAGGTGTAAACGAGGCACTACCCAATATCACAATCTGTGTGAATGACTTGTAATTCAGTTTCAGAATAACCTTTTCTAAAGTATCTTGATAATCTTTTACTGCAGCGTCTTGATTCAAGAACTTGCCGTTACAATAAATCTCAAAGATGTTAGGCTTCATACCACGAACAACACGATAGGATTTATTACCAGCATCAAACTCAACCTCAACCACCGCATTTTTTTGGTTGATGCTGTTAACCAATTGTGGCTTATTGATATTCCGAAAAGGCTTACCAAACAAACTAAAACACAAAGCATCTAGCATGGTAGACTTACCCGAGCCATTAGCACCAAGAATCAGGGTGGAAATTTCTTTGTCCAGTTCAATTTTCGTGAAATAGTTTCCTGAAGACAAAAAGTTTTTATACTTTAATGTTCTGAATACGATCACGCAATAGTCTCCTGAGATAATGCTTCAACATATAATTCACGCATAAGAGTTTTTACCTCCTCAGATTCATCAATGTTTTGTTGGTCAATATAGTTAGATAAAATCGTCAGAGTATCTTCTGCCTGATCGATCAACTCAGAATCTATATCACCAAGAGTTTCATCCGCAAAATCTTCTATCACAGAAATGTTTGCAGGATCTACATTATACAGCTCATCGAGCAGTTTGTCAAATAAATATGGACTTTGTTTATTCAGTACGACAATCTTAACATAAGAATCTGCATAGTCATCAAAATCAATATCAGGCATATCCTTAGAATCGTCATAGTAAATCTTCTGAAACATATTATATTGCGTTTTTACAAACTCGATCTCAGAGGTATCAGTATCAAATATCCAAAACCCTTTAGGATCGTTATAGTCATTCCAAAACAACTCGTATGGAGTTCCTAAGTAGCGGATCTTGCCCACTTGAGATTGTGTGTGAAAGTGCCCACTGTATACAGAATCATATCGATCAAGAAAATCGGAGTTCATACCATCGTGAGACGGAATACCTTTCATCATCTGAAAACCAGCCAACTCAAAATGACCAATGCAAAATGGAGAGTTACTTCTATCAATAAAGTTGAAGATCTCTTCCTGATTATCCTTGCAAATCCAAGGTATCATATCAAACACCGTATTACCCACGGTCAGAGAACCCGGCCCCTGCCACAGAGTAATGTTATCATAACCTCGAAGTAACAAATCTGGAGAGTTTACTTCCACACTATTTTTCCAGAAGATATCGTGATTGCCAATCAACGCATGAAAATCAATATCAAACTCCTGTAACCTGTCAAAAAAATACCTGCGGCTTTCTGACAGAGAAACAAAGTTGATATACTTCCTGCGATCAAACAAATCACCCAGCTGAATAACTGTTTTAATACCATGTTTTTCTATATAAGGAAAGAACTGGTTTGTGTAGAAGTTGTCATAGTATCGATGAAACGCCAACGAATCGTTACGTACACCAAAATGAGTATCACCTAAGAGGCACACTTTCATTTAATAAATCCATTTCTAAGTTAATTGTATATTATAGACTAATATAACAACAATGTCAAGACTTCTTTTTTGATTTCTTTTTCTTGGTTGCTTCAAAGCTTTGGATGAAGTTTGCAATGAACTCTTCGCTGTATGCATCGTGCATCATACCATTGAGCTGAGTGGTTACGTGATCCTCACCCAAGTTTTGAATCAGCGTATTGATGACCTCATTTTCCATGCTCTTATACTTAATGTATAGATGTTTCTTTTCTTTCTGAATCCTTCTTAGGAATGCGTAGTATATGATCTGCGTGAAATATGAAAATGGGTTTTTTGATTTCTCGGGGTTAAAGTTGTCGATATACAATAGACAGTTTTCTACGCCATCCGAAATCATATCATCTCGAAAGGTATAATTGACAAAGTTTGGTCTGCGTGATAGATGCGTTGCTATCTTGAACAGGCAGGAGCCAATATACTCAGGCACTCTAGGTCTAGGCATCTCGTTCTCCCTAGCTGCTAATACGGAGTTTCTATACACGACCATGTTCTCTAAGAACAGCTGGTTGTCTACGTAATGCTTCAATGGCTTATCTTTTTTCATAATATTTTCCTAAAGTACTTGACATTTCCTTGACAATGTGGTTAAATAACAGTGTAGCCTATCCATAAGGGTATTTCTAATGTATATCCTTTTTATCAAAATCTTCAAACTCATCTATAGCTTCTTCAGCTTTCTTCTTCTCATAAAAGTGTAGTTCATTATCTACAACTTCTACATATGACTTTTCCAGATTAAATGTTGGGTCAGAAACAGAAACGATTGCCGTTTTGTATATTCTGAAAGGCTGATCAAATCTTGATGCCCAATCCCAACGGATAACTTCTAACTTCATGTTCTGATTATCAAACGTAGAATATATCTTAAAAGGATTCTTCACTTCGACATAAGATATAGTTTCACTTAGTATCTGTGCAACTATAGTGTCGCCACTTACGGTTTTGATTATTTTATTAATTTCCATATTCTAACCTTTCAGTTGTATTTGATACATCTTGTAATCAAACTTTTCTTCATTATATATTTTCATTCTTTCCACAAAATGTTGCAGCGTGTAGTTTTGTTTTTTCCCATGTGTCAGATCGTCAGCAATATCGTATAGGGTAGCATACTCTTTATTGTCACCTAATCTTAATCCCCTTCCTATAGACTGCAATGTTCTAACTTTACTTTTACTGGGCGAAGCAAAGATTACATTGTGCAAGTTCCTTATATTTATACCAGTAGAAAACGTACCGAAAGAAGCCACAATGATGGAGTTGCTTTCACTTTCCACTATCCCTCTAATATCTTCCCTGACACTGGCCTTGGTTTCTCCTGACACATAAAACACTTTTCTGTTTTTATCAACTTTTTCACATATGGTATTATACAACATTTTCCCGTGTTTGTCTACATATTGGAACAAAAGAAGTGTATTTCCCCCTAAAGATAGCGTAAGATTTGTGATAAATTTGTTCCTTGATTGGCTAGAAACCAGATAGTCGATTTCCTCTTGATATTTGTATTTACTCACCAACTTACAGTTTTCTTTAGTGTGCTTCAGTATGAGAGATTTTATCTTAAACTCCGCAAGATTACCTTGGTCCATTAGCGTTTTTGTTGTTGTAACTTTTTCGACTTGACCGAACAGCCCCTCCAGCACCAGCTTATGAGTTTGAGTTCCGTCCAGAGTTCCAGTAAAGCCATACCGGTATGAACATCCATCAAGGTTTGTCATGATTGTTGTCAAAGATTTTGCTTTAAACTGGTGAGCCTCATCTCCGATAACAACGTCAAATTGATCGAACCAATCCTTCTTTTGTTTATAGATAGACTGCCATGTGGAGATTACTACTGGCTTGTCTGTATTTTTATCTGCGCCGGACATAATCGGGTGAACATATTTCTGCGAATCATATCCATACTCATAGAAATCTTTTTCTAACTGAGATACTAAAGATGTTGTGGGAACAATAATCAAAGTCTTTCCGTCGAGGAAACGGGTAACAAGGTAGATTATCAATGACTTGCCGGATGCAGTTGGAGACAGCATCATCGCTCGCCGCTTTCTTATGGCATGAACAAAGGCATCAACCTGATAGTCTCTAGGATCAAGTTTCATCTGCAAAGTTTTTATAAATTCTCTGGCTTCCTCTACAGAAAAATCTTCGTCAGCATCCACCGAACGATCCACCTCGAAGGTGTACCCCCTATCATCACAAAACTTTTTTAGGTATGGTATTAGACCATAATAGAGTGTTTGATTATATGAATGATATAGTCTTATCTTACCGTCCCATATCTTATTGCGGTATGCTGGCATAAACTTATAGCCAGGAACCATAAACGTAAAGTGCTCGCTTATCTCCATACCTTCGCCTTTTTCGCAATGGATGTATGCATACACTTCGTTTAGTTTTGATACCTTTATTATTGACACTACAACTCACCACCCGTTAGCTTCATATAATCAATCGCATTTTTGATTTGAAAATTGCGCTGATTTAAATTTTTCACAATCTCTTCCAACAAAGACATTTTTTCTTTTTGGTTTACTGTCTTAATATTGGTCTGTATGATATCTTTGTCTGATTGCATATACATTTCGGATTCGGATTTCAATAAGATTTTTTCGAATGGCTCCCAGCCACGCTCTCGGAGTTCTTCTTCGGACATTTTACCTGTGTAGTATTCGTGCTTTGCTAACTGCAAATCTTTAATCTGAAATTCTATCGCTTTTAGTCTGCGTCTTTCCTCATAGTATATTTTCATGTACTTGCTGTGTAGAACTGGAATCTTCAGAGACTCTGCGCCAAGCGCGGTAGAGTCCAACTGACAATCATTTCTCCACTCATCAATAATTTCATCGAGCGTCATATATTCTCCATAATATAAGTAGGCATACTATTATACCATATTTTTAAGGTGTTGTCAACTTAGTTGCAGTAAAATAAGTGTAAGCAAATGTAACAGATGTTGTTTGAAAATCTTGACCTTCGGCAGAACTCATTTGAAACCCCGTAAGTTCCATAGGAAAGATATCATAAAATTGCACATTTATATTGTCATTGTTTGAGTTTGTTTTAATCAATAAACTTGCATCAGAAACAACACTATTTTCTTTGCCCGCGACTGTTGTTAGTATTCCCAATTTATCAAGCGACGTTGGGTTACCGAGATTTGTCATCCAATTGTAAATTTCAAACCACGATTGCATATCTTCGTCTATAACGTAGGTGACCTGTAACTGCTCATATGTCAACTGATTTGCAGGCTGATACAACTGTGTGTATGGTGTGTTTGTCTGCACAGGGTTCATAGTTAGAGAAGGCATGTTTATGCCTTGCACAAAAAAGGTAAAGTTGGGTAAACGATCTATAACAAATTGATATTTGTTATTTGCAAGAAAGCTTGTGTTGGTTGGAGTCGCCATTTGTTTTGATTACCTTATTAATGATATGTATATTTATAAGACAAAAAAAGGGGGCCGAAGCCCCCTTGAATGTCATTTCTAATGATGACTTAATCTTACATAAGATTGACAATCTTGAACTTGCGGTAGTAAGCATTAGTACCGGAAGTGATTGTTCCATCAGATACATCCGCAGCACCCTGCACAGATCGTGAGAAAGGATTAGCGACCATGCCGTAGCGAGTCTTGAATCCGATCTTTGGTTGGAAGCTATCTTGACCAACCGCACGTACCATCTGGAGAGGAACGTAAGGGCAGTAGAATACACCAGAATCGTATGATGAAGAACCTTTGTATCCCATAGTTGCATAGTGGCTACCAGCAGATCCTTGGAAGTATGGATCGATGTAAACTTTTACGCGACCATTCAATACACCAGCGAACGTGCTACCAGTGTCATCAACCTGAAGGCTGTTAGACAAAGCAGGAGTGTAATCCAGAACACCAGCCATCTGAAGTGCAGAAGCAACGTCAGAAGAACAGATGAGGATGTTACCCTTACCACGACGAGTATCTTTAGCGATTTGGTTTGCTTCACGCTCTAATTGGAACATCAAACCCTTGAACTTCTCTACTGACCAACGGCCATTAGCGTCAACATCAAGGTCAAATGTGCCTGGAGTAGCAGTATCAGCAGCACCAAGCTTGGCACCAAAGTTAACTGTACGAACAACTTCGCGGTTGATTTCAGCAAGAATTTCCGTTGACAGAATGTTAGCAAGTTCTGACTCGGCGTCCAAACCATGAACAGCTTTAAGATCTTGTGCTAATTCCATCGTGTATTCTGCTTTCAGAGCGCGGCTCTTAGCAACAACACTAACTTTCTCGATAGAGAATGCCATTTCAGCGAACTGATTACCAGTCGCGTCACCGAGTGCTTCGGATTGTGCTGTAGTCATACCACCAGCGCTAGTGTACCCAGCAGCTGCAAACGGGTCTGTTGTTGTGCTTGTTGCTACAACACCGCCTGGCGCGTCCTGAGCTGCGTTCTGGCCAGAGAAGTTTGTATCAGATTCGTCATAAAAAGATTCATCACCAGTTTGGCTTGAGTACCTTGCGCTCATTGCGAAAATCAAACCAGTAGGACCTGACATAGGCTGAACACCAGCAATATCATAAGCAATTAAGTTTGGCATAGCGCGACGAATCAGTGAAATCATTACTGGATCGACAAAATTGATGTTACCAGAATCGCCCCCAGCAGCTGCAGAAGCACCCATAGCATTAGTTGGTGCTTCTAACAGTGAAGTTTGCTCACTGTACCCACCAGACTGACTTTCGCGGATGGCTTGCTCTTGGTTTTCGAGCATTTGAGCAATAGTAGCTCGCTTGTGAGAGTCCGTAATCTTTGGCAAATCTGCATGCTCAAGAATAGGGGCCCATTTTTTTTGTAAAATATCTGTTGACATAGTTTTCTCCTTTGAGTAAATTCTAAACTCTGTTATTATTTATAAAAAATTAACTTTTAACAATGCGTGAAAGACTGTTAACATAAGCGTTCATCGATGATGAACTGAGACTTTCTGTCAACTCTTCGGTAGAGTCTTCGGTGAGACTCGGCGCTTGTGATGAATTATCATTAGATTCTGAAAAATACTTCTGCTTGATCATCCCAACCTTATCTGAGAAATCTTCTTCGGATTCGAAAACGATATTTTCTGATAAAGACTTGAATTTCTCAACCTGTACTTCGGTCAAACCTTCAGAGACATTTTCAACAACCTTTTCTTTCTTCAACACTCTCAACTGCTCGGCGAGTTCGTTGTTTGTGTTGACTGCTTTGTCAAGTTCACCCTTCAGAGAATCAACCTGTGTTGCAAAGTTTTCTACTACGTCAACTTTGTCTTCGGGGATTTCTACATAGTGTTCTACGAAAAGATTTTTAAGACCTAACATAAAGTCTTCTACCATTTCAGCACGAATACCATGATCTACTGCGAGTCTGTTTTCTTCCATCCACTCGGAAACAACATACTCTAAGTACTCATCGACTTTAGATACTAAACCTTCAGAAAAGGCTTCAGCTTCTTCTTCTAATTTTTGGTCAAACTCTTCTTGCAAGCCTGCAGTAACTTCTTTTACTCGCTCAGTTACAACGGCTTCAAAAATAGACTTGGCCTTTAACTTGTATTCTTCTGACAATTCTTCGCCAGAAAACAATGAATCAACGTCAATAGATGATTGCTCTTCAACAACTTCCGTCGTTTCTGTAGTTTCTTCTACCGCTGTTTCAACAGTGTTTTCCTCTAGTTCATGTTGAATTTCTGCTGTCATACGATTCTCCTTATAATTTTTGAGTCAATTATTAAGTTATTTATAATAATACGGTTTTTGATTATAGCCGACGAAGAAAGTTTTCAAAAATCTTTAACTTTGCTTCTCGGAGCTGTTTTGTGGATGCTTTCTTAATAATTTTTTTAGACTCTTCTATTTGTTTTTCCATCCAATGACCATCAACGCAAATCCACTCTCTGTTTTCCATAATACCTCGTACAAAGGCGTCTGGCGCAGAAGGATCTGCTACGATATCTGCTGCTGTTGCGAGATGGAAGTCATCGCAAACAACCTTGTAACCCTCTTTAGTGTCTTCGAGAGTTCCCATTCCGCGAGTAGATACACCAAACTGCGCACCCTCACCGATTAAATTCTTAACAATGTTTCCGTATGGAGTATCTAAAAGTTTTGCTTTCCCGTAGAAATTGGAGCCTTCTGCACGAAGATCTTTGATAAGATGACTAACGCGCTCTAAGTTAATTGTTGGTCCTTCGGGGTGTCCGAGTTCACCAAAAGCGCGACCTTTTTTTACGTATTCTTCGTTATACCTTTCAGTCTCTTTATTTAAAACACTAAAAGGGTACATGCGCCCATTCCGATTTGCAATGTCGGCTTGCATAAAGATACCTTCAATGAACATATCCTTTTTACCATCTTCTCTTTCTTCTGTTACGAAACTAACTGTTTCGTTAAGTTCAGTTATGAGTCTCATTGTTGTGCCCCTTTATGTTTCGTATAACCTTTCTTAATCTCCTTTTTTTTGTCTTTTTGCACCGAAGATTTATTATATTTATATGCATGCTTCGCTACAAAATTTGGAGATTTTTGTTCTAAAAACTGTTTAAAGGATTTCATATTGCCCCACGAACAACTCTGTGGCATACCCACATACAATCCATAAAAGTTTTCCTAAAAACACCTTAGTTACTCTTCAAATTTAGACAGAGCAAACATTACGAGTTTCTCTGTATCAGTATCTAAGCGTTCTCTAAACTTATCTTTGTTCTCTTCGTTAATGCTGTTATATAGAGCAACAAGTGCTTGTTGACCGCGCTCATCATCTACCATAGAAGCAATCTCTTCTTCTATGGTAGGTTGTTCAGATGTAACGAATTCTAAAAAAGTTTTCATTTATTCTTCCTCTGGGATTTCTGTATCATCCTCTTGAGCCAGATCTGGTTCTTCTTCGGCTTCTTCTTCAGCGTTCAGTTCAAGATCAACTTCTGCTTCCGGCTCATCCGACTTGAAAATATTTCCGGCCAGCTCCATTTTTTTGAGTTCCAAGTTATTGGATACTTTGTCTTCGATTGCTGCGGCGATAGCATCTTTAAAAGATAAAACATCTTCCGCTTTGGCTGCTTGTACAGCAGCATTTAAATCAAATTCGCTCATATCACTTTCTCCTTTATTTATAATAATTCAATATTCTAACTCAACGCAATATACTGGTTTTTCTTGATATTGTCTTTCAACTTCTTACCAGCACTTCCTTCTATTTGATGATCAGTGAGCAATTCATCCCAAACCTTATCCGCTGCTGCATTAGAAATATTATCAATATCAGCTTCTGTAATCGCAACCGCAAGCGCT